ATCGCTTTCAACACCAAATACTAACCCATCTATATTAACCACAGCCGCAACATCGTCGCCACAGACTGTTATAGAAAAGCTGTTTGAGGGAATGGCCATCGATAAATCATACCAATTGCCGCGATCTTCAGGGGTAGTTCCGGACCCCCATACAAATCGCCCCTCAATGTCCCCAACTCTAATTGAAGGGGATTGGAACTCTTCCAAACTGAACCGTTTTTTCAACAAGGAATTCAAAGCACTGGCTTCGGCACCATAATACGCAGTCAATTGTGGATCACATGCAATAATAACTCGCTCCTTATCCTTGAGCAACATTTCGTTATTCTTGCATTTGATCTTCATCGGACCACTGTATGGCATTTCGCCTTTTACCAACATTTTTGAGAGAATGGGGTAGTATAACCCGGATTTTTCATGGGCTTGTGCCCATGCCAACCTCGCTTCATTCTCAACGTAGATCATATATCTTGGATCTACTTCAAAAAACGCTTTGTTCATTAAGGTGTTTCCCCGTATAGCAGACTGTTCTACTGAAATGTAGCTGTCGTCTAACAGCTTCACTTCCGTGAGAATAGCATTTGTCATGCCTATTGCTCCGCCGACGGAATTCTGATTGCAATGCCATGGTACCAAATTGGGACCATACATATGCAAGCTTTCCTTCTTCTTCATCGGCGTGAATAAGTCTGCACTATAACCTTGGGTTAACCCGTTCGGGCCTGTTGAAGCCACTGAACCGTTCGGTCCTAGACGCATTCGGTCTGGTTTAGGAGTCTGTGTGTGAGCCCTTTTCTCATACACGAGTACACCATACTTGTATACTCCAGTCTCCATATCCAGCACGTCTAGGTTTGCTTCCAACGCGACTGAGTCGTTGAATAGCGCGGGTATCACAGAATCTGGCAGGGATTCACGCGTTATATTGATTTTTGGTTCAATACAACTACGTATACCTGCGACAACGGCTTCGAAAAACTTGATCGGCAAAATGCCGCAACACAAGCAGGCGCATGCACCACACGCACGGCATCCGAACCTATCAAATGAAGCATCAGCTCCATTAAGATTCCGCCATTGCGTGGATGCCTGGATGGCACCTGCTTGGGAAACTCCAAGTCTTGCGACGTTGTACAACCGCTCGGTTTCTATGCGTCTAGCATAGGCAATGGTGAACACTTGCAGCTTCTTGTACACGTCGATGTTATTTTCAGCCAAGATTTTAAACTTGTTTTGCTTATTAAACATCAGCGTGACCATAGTGTCCAGCTGCTTGTCCGTGCCTATACCAAACGTTCGTCCGGCCAACCAATCCGCGGCGGTCAACGCAATAGGAAGATATGCTGTTCCTGTTTCACTCATTCCAGATCCCAATCTCATAAGTTCATTCAAAAAATCAACTTTGAAACATGTGCATGGAATTCTATCAAAATTAGATAAGTATGGATTGGTGACTTCTAGAGTCACATCCACAAAATCATGATTATGAGAGATTTGCACAGATGGGGGGACCTTGTAAGTTTTAGTAAACAACACAAAGACTGCGTTACCGTGAATCGGTTGGACGCACCAAGTAATAGCAACTCCTTTATGAAAGGTGCTGCTACTTTCGGTTGTCCATACCATATCCTCGTGATCGATGTAAGGGCTGTCTAGCGCACTAGCCCAGTTCTTAACACTACCATCCTCTTGTCGGATGTAGAATCCATGGTGTCCGTTAAAGCCCATAGGTCCACGCTCAATATGTCCAATCCACACCACAACTTGGTTAGTTAAAACCAAGTCGAACATGCGGTTCTTTGTGGTGGTGTGTTGTTGGACATCTTGAATCATGACTATGTCTTTGCCGGAACAGCGCGAAATATCTAATGCCATAAAATTACTTGCTCCATTAGAGCGAAGTAAATCTTTAGCATCGTATACTCCAGCCATGCACTCGAAGTCAAATAACTTCATAGTATCATCAAAACTAGACAGATTGCTAGCAGCCCCTTTCAAAGATGCCAGGGTCCGATTGTTTCCCCACAAATCCACGATGCTCAGCTTTGGCTTGTTGTTGTGCTGAACTATCAATTTGATAGCAGCAGCTAAGCCTCGGCGAGTTGCGACATCGCGGATAATCTTCCCGTCAATTGGATGGTGCGTTAATCCAGAAGGGTTGAATCGTGTGGAAACAAAAGGTATGTTATTATCCTCGCAGAATTTCTTGCAGATCTCATGAGATGAGTCGCGTTCAGAAATCCTAACAGGTAGCTCGGATAAAGCATATGACAAATTTGCCAGTGTTACATCGGGTCTCTTAACGTTAGACCATACGGGTTTTACTATCGGTTTTTCCTTAACCGGGGGTGTGACCGTTGGGACGGTCAATGAAGTATGCGACTTCAAAGGAGCATGCGGCTCCACAATGCGTTGTCCTTTAATCGGACGCTTTTCACTGTCTGCAATCATTTTCTTCGGATGACTAAACTTGCAATTTTTACGTTTACAAGCTCCTCGTTGAAAATCTTTACAAATCATGAAGGGTATCGGGGTCGGCAGGTCTGTTGC